AAAGCCATTTTCAACCTGATAATATTGAGTTGAGACCTTAAAATCGGGCATTTTTGGTTCGACAGGTGTCAAACTATTGTCATAAATGCGTAATCTATTGTTTGGATACAGTGCATATTGTCCATTTTCAAGTTCAATCAGGTTATGTGACTTATGTTCGGCAGGATTTTCACTAGTAGCATAGTCAACATAGTCCGGATCATGATGATAATTGTCAATAGTACAAACATAAGTGCCTTTTACGTTGCCAAAATCCCGTGTATAGCACTCAAAGTCCATTGAACCAATGAATTTCTTGTCCACCGAGACAACTCCGTAGTCCATGCAGTTCCAAAACTGGAGGTTTGGTAGGTCCATGTCCGGTGAAGGAGTCTCAGGGTCTGCTACAAAGGCACTGATAGGCAATTTATCGTACATTGCCGCATATTCTGGTAAGTAGGTCTCAAAATAAAAAGCACGTCCAGGAATCGATTTAACCGATACCCAGACGCCCTTTACAAATTCACCGTGCCCACTCTGATGATCAGTCAGATACTCTTTACGAACCCATACTTCCATAGAAGGAAGGTTTGCAATAAGACATGCCATATGACTTAATATTAGTTAATGTATATATTAACGTCCTTGTCCACGATACATTTTTTTCTTTCCATTACGAGATGTTGCGGCATATTTTGTGTGCTTACCCGAGCCCTGCCGAGTTTTCTTCGGACTACCGGGCATAAACCCGTCTTTGTAAACTCCGATTTTTGAACGTACTGCCATGAAATCTTCACTCCTTAATAAATTTTGTTTCCAGGTCTTGTGGTTTTGGAGAACCCTTCTGATAGAAATCCATCGAAAGGTCCTCCATAGTATCAAAATACTCTTCTTCAGTCAAGTCTTCATATAAGACTTCTCCCTTATGGAGAATTGTATATCTTGTCATTGTTAATCAGATAACTCTTGTCTTCTCGTGACCGACTCTGATACGAGGATCACACCAGATCTCAAAACCTGCTGCGATAGCATCGAGACAGAATGATACATCTTCTCCACACATATCCTGAACCTCTCCAGATTCAAAGACTTGCATCTTAGGTGCAAACCATGGATACTTCATCTCAGAGTGTTCAAAGACACCGTACTTGATAAGAAGCCATCCAAAACCTGCATAGTCTACGGTGAAGGGTTTGCGACGTTTGGAGATACTCTCAAGATTTTCATGATTCATTACACCACCATTATTACGGAAGTCATCTTCTTCCATCCAGTGTGCAACACTTGTCGTTTTGCCGTCTTCCGTACAATACCATCCACTAGCAATATCCTGATCCATCAGAATCAATTGCCAGAACTTTTCAGTATTGAAAACAATATCACTATCAATCCAAAGTTGATAATCATACATCAACTTTCCATCCCAGGGAACCTGATCCGGTCCTCGCAGTACATTCGCACCAAGACACTTACATCTTGCAAAGTTTACCATTGATGAATAATCTTGCGAGATCTGGATGCTTGCTCCTGCCTGTACCAAATCAAAACAAAGTTGTACAAAATTCTTGAGATACGTGTAGGAAACGTTTCTACCAGGAAGACAAAAGACAATGGCCTTGCCTTTCACCATTTCCTTTGCCTTATCATAGTCCCATTCTTGAGTGTTCTCTGTTGGTTTGGGTGTCTTTGCCTTAACAGTAAATCCTTTAGCCATAATTCAGTAACTTTACTTCAGTATCATAACACTCTATCTATGCACCGTCAAGCTCTCTGATTATAATACAATCGTTCTCAACTTCGATGTTTACTTCTGTTCCCTCGTACCACCCCTTCTCATCACAAATCCACTCAGGAATCGTCAACAAGTGCTCACCGGTTACTGGGTCGATCTCTATGGTCGTAAAATTTTCTGCGGGATTTTTTTGCATATCTTTTAATCCTGTGCCTTGTTTTTATATATGAAAATTTTTTTTATGTAGAGTGATATTGAGATCGGTCTTTGGGTCGTTTATAGCTTAGGGAAGTAGGGGGTTTTTATATACGGGGGGCATCACGGCGGGTATAACATAAGGGGGGCATATAACCCCCCACTGGTGTATCACGAACGAATGTAATTAACGAACAGTCGTATACTTAGGGTTGTTGAAGTTAGCAACACTGAAGGACCGACGATTGACCAACTTGAATGTTCCAAACTCATTGCTCATTACATAACCCTCACCGGAGATTCTTTCACCGTTAAGGTATGCTTCAGGTCCGTTGAGTTGACGACACTGTGCCTTCAGATCATCCTTCAAAACTATCATCAACCCGTAAAGGTGCATAAGTGACTCATTACCCATAAAATCGTCGTTGGTGAGTGCATAACCCTCACGGATAGAACGATTAACATTCTTCTTAATTTGTGCTGCTTCCTTATCAGTCACGAACTCAACGGTTTGCATCAGTTCCTCAATCATATTGACAACGGGAGATAACTCAAACTCTGTGTTCGGTTCGGTATAAGAACCACTCCAAATGTAGGCATTACTCTTAACGAACTTACAGTAGGGAGTATCAGTGATGATAAATTTCATCGGTGCTGCG